CCGAGAATAACAAGGCTTCTGAAGAGGTGGCCGCGCTAAAGGTGAAGATGGAATCTCTGGTAGATGCCATTGACAAGAAGGACCGCCAGATTGAGGATTTGCTTGAGCGCCTTGAGAATGCACCCAAGAAACGTGGCCGGCCAAGAAAAGAGGAATAGATGACGCTTTTAACTCTAGTCCAAAATTCCTGTGACACGATCGGGTTGACGCGACCATCTGTTGTGATCGCCTCGTCGGATCAGAACGTAAGAACTTTGCTGTCTCTAGCGCAGACCGAAGGGCGAGAGTTGCTGGACCGTTATTCATGGCCCCAGACGCAAATCGAAGTGACCCACACAAGTTTGGCGGCGGAACTGCAAGGCGTTATAACGACAATCGCCGCTGGATTCTCGTACATTACCAGTTCGACATTCTGGGATCGGACGCTGACGCAGCCCATAACCGGGCCGCTATCCCCGATTGAATGGCAAGCCTTGAAGGCGAGGACGGCGACCGGGCCGTATCCCAGCTATAGGATATTCGGCGGGAAGCTGTACGCTTATCCGGCCCCGGCAGCGGGCAACACCTGGGTCTTTGAATATCAGTCCACTTATTTCTGTCAATCAAGCTCTGGCACTAATCAATCGGCGTGGGCGGCGGATGCAGATGTTGGTGTCTTGGATGAAAACCTTATGGAGCTTGGAGTTGTTTGGCGGTTTAAGAAAAAGAACGGTCTGGATTATTCAGAGGATTTCAGATCGTATGAGCAGAAACTAGCTAATGAGATGTCTCGTGTGGGCGGGCGCAGGGTGCTGGATATGGTGTCTGGCAGCAGTGCCGTCAGGGGCATTTATGTGCCAGAGGGTAGTTGGGCGTAATGACACCTGAACGAAGAAAAATGCTTGATGCGTTGGGTTTCTACCTAGAAGCTACTGCATCTGGCGGGGGTACGGATGGCTATTACGGCGGCGAAGGTAGAGTGGGGGTGGGCTCAGAGTGGGGTGATCTTGGTTTTGGTGCGGGAGTAAGTGGTTACGGCTATAAGAACCCTGACTCTGGGGTTAGGTTAGTTCCTACGTATTATGACGCTAATCTTAACTACGCGACTGATGAATATGGTGACTTTGGAATAGGTGGGAAGTTCGACCCAAATTCGGAGAACTACAATATCTTCGCTAAATGGGAAAAGAGATTTTAATAACTCACGAACAAGGACAGCGCCATGCTTACAGAAAAACAGATCATAGAGGGACTGATGGAAACAGAAGAGGGCCGACGCCTCCTTGCGCGATGGGCGCAGGATGAGGAGGCTGATCTCCTTGGGAGCGAACTGCCGCCAAGTGGTCCAGACTACGATGTCAGGAATAGTGATCTTTTTGTCCCAGCCCGGGAGCATTATCCACTAACGGGTGGGCGGGCACACGCCAGCCCAACAGCAGCATATATGGCTGAGAGTAAAGCGGAGCGGGACCGATCAGGGGAGTCAAAGGGGCAAATGATCGATGCGTTGTCAGAAGTCCCCAGATTCCTCGCGCCGGTCGATCCATACAAGAGGCGACCGGATACGGCAGAGAAGATAGCCGAAGGTGATGAGTATCCTCACGGCATCTGGCGACGAATGTTCCCCAAAGCTAGGATTGAATATACATATCCTGGCGACGAGGATGAGATTCGGCGAGGATGGGACTAAAGGGATTAGGTAACTAGAATGCTCCAACCTCTCCTAGATAATTCCAGAAAGTCGAAGGTCTCGCAGAGCGCCAGCATCCCCGCGCCTGTACGGGGATGGAACGCCCGCGACTCTCTTGCGAATATGCCGGAGGACTTTGCGGTTGAGTTGGAAAACATATTTCCGAATCTGACTAGCTGCGATCTCAGGTCTGGCTTTGCGTCCCACTCAACCGGCAACGGCTCTGGGGCTGTCGAGACTCTGGTAGAGTATGCTGGCCCGTCAACACGCAAGCTGATCTCTGCGGCTGGCTCTGTCATTTATGACTCTTCTGCCGTTGGTGGCTCAACGTCTATCGCCACGGGCAAGTCAAATGCCAGATGGCAAACCACAATGTTCGGCACATCCGGCGGGAATTTCCTGTTCATGGTCAATGGCGCGGATGCGCCCGTTTATTACAACGGCAGTGCCTTTGTCACACCCAGCCTAGCGAGTGTAACGGCGACAGACATTGTGAACGTAGCGGCGCACCAGAGGCGGCTGTTTTTCGTATTTAATGACAGCCTGATCTTCGGATATCTTCCGGTGGTGTCTGTTGCCGGGACTGTCTCTACCTTCGACATCGGGGGCTTATGTAAGCTGGGCGGCTACCTTCAGGCCATAGGATCATGGACGCGAGATGGTGGCGCTGGGCCTGATGATCTTTTCGTGGCTATCACAAGCGAAGGCGAGTGCATTATATATTCCGGCAATGATCCCTCTAGCGCAGATGCTTGGAGCCTTGTCGGTGTTTTCACTATAGGCAAACCGATTGGCCGGAGATGTCTTGAGAAAACTGGTTCTGACCTTACCGTTATCACTCAAGACGGTGCTATCTCTCTGTCTACGTTCCTACCGATTGACCAGGTTGCTGGCTCCAGTCAGGCCATCTCAACCAATATTCAAAACGAGTTTCTCGCATCAACAAGGGCTTATTCTACTGTTTTCGGATGGCAGTCCATTCTCTACCCGCAAGGGTCGTATTCGTTATTTAATATCCCGCTATCTACTACGGCATCTGTGCAATATGTTGTGAACAGCCAAACCGGAGCATGGTGTAAATTCACCGGGCAAAATGCTGCCTGTTGGTCATTATATAATAGCGATCTGTATTTTGGCGCACAGGACGGTGGCGTTATATATAAGGCTGATACAGGCGTGAGCGATAATACGGCGAACATAGATTGGAAAATTCGGCCAGCCTTCAGTTATTACGGATCGAGAGGCAATCAAAAGTTATTTACTCTATGTCGGCCTCATTTCACAACCAATGGGCTGCCAGCGTTTGCCATTGATCTGAACCTAGACTTCTCCAATATATATCCGACCAGTGTGCCGACAACGCCAACTCTGAGCGAGGCCATTTGGGATACATCCAAATGGGACGAATCCTATTGGGCGGATCAAGTGACAAGCGATGCCTGGACAACGGTATATGGCCTTGGAGAGTGTGCCTCACCGACTATTCGGGGCGGCACCAATAGCATCACCCTGTCTTTCAGCGCATATGACATGATCTGGCAGCAGGGGAGTGCCATTTGACAAGTCTTGTTTGTGGCCGCGACGACGAATTAGCGGCGTGGGCCGAGGAGCATTTTCCCGATTGCGCTCCGCTTTCTCGACCGCTGACGGCAATTGGGGTATCTTCAAATGACGGTGAAATCATGGGGGTTGCCATCTTCCACAATTATCGTCAAAATGACATTGAAATAACCTTCATCACCGCGACCCCAAAATGGGCCACGCCGGGCAATGTACGGGGAATCCTGAATTACCCGTTTGTTCAATTGGGCGTTAAGCGGATGACAGCTATTACAATGAAATCAAATAAGAAGGCCCGCAAACTACTCACCGGGCTGGGGTTTGTGCTGGAAGGTGTTCATCCTTATGCAGCCAGAGATTTGACGCCATCCTGCACTTACGGACTGTATTCTCAAAACGCGGAGAAATGGATAAATGGGTAAATCAGCACCGTCCCCCCCAACACCTCCTGATCCGGTCGCAACCGCCCAGGCTCAAGGTGCGATCAATAGAGAAACGGCTATCGCACAGGCGAACCTGAATCGGATCAATGAATTTACGCCTTATGGTTCAAGTGTTTGGGAACAACAGCCGGAAGCGCCGCGAACATTCACCCCGAAATGGGAGTCTGTGCCCGTCTACGGGGAGAGAACCTGGATCGAGGGCGTAGGAGATGACGATGATGGGCAATGGTCAGAACCCGAGATTATTGACTACAAGCAAGTCCAGACAAACTTAGAACCGGACCCAGTAGACCCAACCGAGAGGCGTTGGGAACGCACCGCCACCCTCGATCCCGCGCAGCAAGAAATCGTTGATAGACAGAATCAAGTCACCCGCGAATTGAATAGAGTCGCCGGAGAACAGGTTGGTCGCGTTGGGGCAGCGTTATCTGATCCGTTCAGCTACGAGGGAATTGTTGGCCCTGGAAGTCCAGATGCGG